CCTTCGCTGTGACGGTCGCGCCAGTGATGTCGATGCCTGTGCCATTCGCGTCAGTGACCTGGACATCGATGCTCGTGGCGGTGCCGACATTGACATCAAGTGGCTGATCAGCACCTAAACCATCAGCTAGGAGTTGATACGGTCCGATGTGTACGCTGGTCGCAGCTGACACAGGCGTCAATAGCTCTGCGGAAATGTAATCTGTTCCGTTGTGAAGGAGAGCGCCAGAGAGCTCGGAAGCAGCTGCTGCTGAATCGACAATCGCGTGGACATTAGCATGGATGTGGAACGATGTCCCGACATCCGCAGGACGATTGTCAACCGTTGTCTTTAGTGTTCGTGCTCCAAACGTAGATGCTGTTACGTGCGATGTGTATGGCTCATCCCAGACCGCTGCGGCTGTCTGCGCTGCCGTCAAGCCACCACTCGAAAGCGTGACCGTCAGCACCGCCCCGTTAGTACCACTTGCACCACGCACCACGATCGTGACATCAGATGCGCCAGCGGCAAATGCTGCGTTAGGGACATCCAAACGATACACGCCCGGCACGAGCGAGGAGTCTATCTCAGCAAAGCCACCAGAAGTCCACGCGCCTGTTGCTGTCTGCGTGACCAGCGTTATAGCCACCGGTGCCGATTGATTCCTAACGTAGTAAGCCGCTAGACCGGAGGTGGCAAAGGTAAGCCCTGTAGCACCGAGATAGAGTTCGATGCTTTGAGAGGTTGATGCTGGCGCAACGGTGATTGTTGTTTGCGTTGGAGTTAGGGGGAATGCAATCACGTTGTTACGAGCGGCATACGTGTATGCACCCATACCTAACAGTGATTGATACCACGCTACGCCATCGGCATCGGTTGCTGGTGCGCCTGTCGCTGTACCCGCTCCAAGTAACCGGGAACCAAGGTATGGCCCATTTACGGAAGGGGCAGGTAATCCAACGATTGCACTGTGACCGTAGTCAAGCCCGATGCTTCCAGCGTAGAAACTGTTAGCACCAGCGGTAACTGAGAACGTGCTTCCGATTACTACGTTATAGTTTTCAATTACTGCGCCGGATGCGCTTGAGATTATCGCGTTTCCTGAGCTATTTAATATCGAATTGTAAACGTATGTTGGATGCGTTGTATTAGATTGATAAAGTTGTACGCACGTACCAGACGGGCTATAGCAGTTATAAATTGTAATGCCGCCAGCGTTTGTAGAAGTACCCGGAGCACCGTTAAAAGATTGAATAATTGATCCGGTACTGATGCAGTCTGTCAAGCTAAAACTCACATTGTAATTACCGCTATGATTTGGCATATTTAAATCCATAGCGTAACCACCAGCAACTATGCTAAATATGCATTTTGTAAAAGATGCATTTAACGCAACGTTTGCCGTTGTTGTTATAACTGCCCCACGACTACGCACTGACACGATTGCACATTTATCGAATAACCAGTTTGTAGATGTTGTTAAAGTAAACGCATACGCGGTAGTACCATTTCGAAACGCGTCAAAATAAATATTTGTAAACGACCAGTAAGACCGACTGACGGCAGTAAATAAAACTGCATCCGTTGGGTTGACATTGTCTACAAGATAGTTTGTGATTCGTACAATACCAGCCGCTATACCGCCGATGTTTTGAGTCCCTAAAGGGTCTCCAATGAATTGGATTGTATTACCTGCTGTGCCAGATACACCTAGCGTAAAGGTTCCACGATATGAACCCGGAGCGAGGTATACGATGTCACCAGCACCAGCGGAACTTAACGCAGTAGCCAAAGACGTAGGCGCACCGACAGTACCGGGATAAGCCGCTGAACCTGTTGGACTCACATATGCTGTAGCCATTAGTTAGATGCACCCTTCGCAATCTCATCAGCCATATACGTGATAAACATATTCACAACATAAAACTGGAAATCGTATGTCTGCTGTGGAAACCACTGGAATACGGATGTCCCGTTAGGGCCAAAGTCTCCAAGCTTCACGCCTTCAAACGAATAAAACTCACCGTAAATAATCCAGTCTGGAGTCGGTGAGGTTACCTGCTCGATACGGACATTCTGGAAGTTCATTTGCCCACCTTCAAACTGTTCGCATTCGTACCCTTGAACGGCATCGTGAGGAACGCCAGCACACTAGACACCGCAGCGGAGACACCAGCCGCTACCGCCTTCGAGCCGTAGAGTGCCAGCACTGCGCCCAGCTCGGCAATGTCATGTGCTTCGGATGTGCGGATGCCATCGCCGAACACCGAGGTGAATGCAGCTACGAAAGCCACGATCACAACGACCACGAGTCTTTTGATTGATATAGAGTTCATCTGTTTATGACTGCCTCCAGGGCTGAAACCTTGTTCTCGAGTTTACCGAGTCGCTGCTCGATGCGGCGCACTTCCTGCTGTTGACCATCGAGCGTCGAGATGATGTGTGCCACCTGAGTCTCCAGGCGTGTCAGCCTGACCTGCAATGCCACCCACGCGGCACCGATTGACACCGTCGTGATAAAAGCTTGGATACCGATCTGCACCCACATCTCTGGACTCATAGACTACTCCACCAATGACTTCACCTTTATCATGGTGCGATAAGGTCGAAGCTTGCACCACGCAGTGGATACACTTAGCCGTTTGTCCTGGCGCGAAGTCCGATGGTCTGACTGACTGCGTTAGTATGACCGTAGTCACTGCCGATGCACTCGTAGTATGGCGATAGCGCCTGCGGATTTCCGGATGTGTATATCCTGTCATCGGCCTTGACCTCGATGTCAGGCGAGCACGTCAGGGTCCATGTACCAGACTGCTCGATCATGCCACCGACCACGCCTTCGGTATCGCCTGTGTTACTGATGGTGCCACGGATCTCAGCGACCTGTATCCAGTGCTGACTGACGCCGCCGATGCCATCCGCCTGATTGACGGTTCGCCAGATCGCGACACGGTCAGCGTAGGAATACGCCTGGATCGCGTTCTTGAGCGCGGTGCTGTAAGCTGCCGGGATCATACGAACACCATCGGTGAGAAGCGCTTCGCCTGGTCAAGACAGTGCTCACGGAGCACGGCCATCTTTGCGTCGACCTGACCATCCTTGACATCAATGAGGTGCGTGATGCTCGATGCTTTGCGAATCCAGCCCTGTCGCGCAGCTGTGCGGATGTCATAGCGCTCGACGTTTGCCGGACCGATGTCCTGCCATAAAAGGTCACCACTTCCGTCATTGACGGAATAGCCAAGTGTCCTGGTCCACTGCGGGAACTGCGGCTCCGTGGCGCTCGATGTCCCTGCAATGACGCACTGGTAGAGTCTGCCATTAGCCACGGTCGGGATGATGATGTCGCCGACGACGAAGGCTGTGGATGCAGACCAGACAGCCCAGCGAGCGTGATCGTCCACGAGCTGCTGTAGTGCAGTCGAATCCAAGAACGGGTATTGATCGGATGCGACCATCCAAGCGAGACGGTCGAGTGCTTCTGTCCGAGTGAGTGGCATGGTTTACATCCTAAAAACAAAAAGGGAACGGGATAACCCGCTCCCCTTGACTGCGAAGGTGCTACAGACTAGCTGGCGCTGGCCTGAAGAACGATGAGCGAACCAGGAACCTGTGATGCGACAGTCGCATTGACGTTTCCGATGTCGAAGGCGTTGAAGGCATAGCGCTCGGTTGCCTTGAACGTAAGCGCATCCTCGATGAACTTGACCTGGTCAGAGACCTCGACCGATACGCCACGACGATCACCGAAAGCGACACCCTTGGAGAGGTCTCCGAGGACTGCGAGGTCGACGCTTGCTCCGGTAGCAGATGGCATGTTCTGAACGAACGAAATCGGAATACCGAAGAGTGTTGGTTCAGGACCGTACGCGTTCTGGATGTCCATAATGGAGTTTCCAGAGAGTGCGATGAGCTTGTCGGCGCATCCGTTGTAGAACACGGACTTATGCATGAACCAGCGAGGATTCGTCGCATATGGCTGAAGCTTCGCGACCATCGACTGCCAGTTTGCGAGCGTCAAGCTCGAAAGTGCGGACGATGAACCAGAAGCACCAACGACCATCGATGCGATGTTCGCGTATGTTGCAGACAGTGCCTTGATCTTTGGCATGATTCCAGTGATGGAACCATAGGTGCTCGTGCCATCGCCCTGGAATGCAGCTGCATCCTCAGCAAGTGCGAGACCGTATGCGAAGTCCTGCGCCAGCATCGCACCAAAGTCGATGACCGTGTCTTCGTTCAGTTCCTTCGACACGATTGTCAGGATGGCGAGTTTCTTCGCCGCCAGCTGTACTTGGCTGAAGGTGACGTCACTGGCGGTGATGGCCGTTGCTTCACCAGGATAATAAGTCGTGGTGCTAGTCGATGCATTTGGCACGTTGAGCGTGTCAGATGTCATCGGATAGATGCGGCTGTACTTGCGAGCGATTCCGTATTCGTTACGGAGCCAGATCAGACTGGACGAAACGATTTCAGGGACGGTGTATCCACCGGCACTGTCTGTGCCTTCGGTCTGCGACTTGACGCCATGCTCGTTGCACCACTTGGCTGCGGAAGCATTGCCCAGGACCGTACCCCGAACCCACTGTCCAAATGCATAGGCCTTGAAGTTTGCTTCGTCACGGGTTCCAGGGAATGGATTCCGAGTGCATCCGCCAGACTTCCATGGCTCCGACTTTGGCGCAGCTTCAGCGGCTACAGGAGCAGGCACGGAGCCGAACTCGCGAAGCATGTCGATGCGCTCAGAGAGAGACTTTGCGGATGCGTGGAGGCGATTCGCTTCGGACATGTCGCCGCC